ATGCCTACCGTACAGCTCACTGACATATCAATCAGACATCTAAAACCGTCAGAAGCGCAAGTCACGTATTACGACGCGTCACTCCATGGTTTTGGTGTCCGAGTTTCCCCAGGGGGTACGATGACGTACACACTCGTGTATGGTGCAAACCGTAAACGGGTGACCCTCGGAAGGGTCGGCATTCTAACACTGGCCGAAGCGCGAAAGGAAGCAAAGCGAGTCCTCGCGGAGCATACCTTAGGGAAGACACGCCCCAAGAATATGTCCTTCGAAACAGCGCAGGAAATGTTCCTGGAAGAGAGCGAGGCGCGGAATAAGAAGCGCACGACCGATGACTATAAAAGGTTCCTGACTTCATACTTCAAGTATGGGCGCACTCCTCTTATCGAGATCACCAAGGAAGATATAAAGAAGCGGCTGGCGAAACTTAAGGATAGACCCTGTGAGCAACACCACGCCTTTGTGATTCTAAGAAGACTTCTCAGGTGGGCAGTGAACAACCAATACCTTCCGCATAACCCTATGGATGGCCTCAAAGCACCTCCGCAGAACCAGAGGAAGCACGTATTAGCCCCTCAGGAGCTCAAAACTGCCCTCAGAACTGCTTTGGAGTACAAATGCACGTTTGGATACATCTTCGTACTTTTAACGCTTACAGGGCAAAGGAGGACTGAAATAGCATCCCTTCAGTGGGACTGGATACACGGGGATACAATCACCCTGCCCTCTGAGGTTACAAAGAACGGGCTAGAGCACACGTTCCCAATTTGCGGGCTCGCGCAAAAAGTAATTGCGGAGATACCACGAACACATGAGCAGTATGTTTTCCCCGCTGGGAAGTCCCACCGGAGAGGGAAGCCGACAACCATCTTCAATAGTTGGTCAAAGTCCAAGGCGTTGTTTGATGCCAAGCTGGAAAAGGTAGGTCCGTATACCTTGCATGATTTGCGGCGAACATTGAGCACCAACTTTGCTGAGTTAGGGATACCGATAGCAGTAACAGAGAAGCTTCTGAACCATGTCAGTGGGACACACGGCGGTGTTCAGGGTACCTATAACCGCTACACGTACATGAAAGAGATGCGTGAGGCAGTAGAGAAGTACGAGGCGTTTCTATTGAGTTAGGGTGTGGGCGGTTGTCGCTGTGCTGGCTCGCCTAAGCGATAATGGGGTTTCACAGGCACCGCCCACACTATGGTTATAGTTCACGTTTCTGAACCCCGCCAATTTATTTGCAAAAATATTCAGGACTTCCCGACCATACCCCACTTGTGCAGAGGGTTCAGTTTCCCATCGTCCGGATGCTTCATAGCCTGCTGGAGTTGGAACACCTTCCCTCTGTAGATGATCTGCGGCCAAACCTCATCGCACTCTAGGGTTTGGGTACATGCCCTGTTGCTGCAGCGATGTAGCCAACGCTTGCTGGCGTAGTGGTCCAGCGGGAGCGCTGAGTCAAAACGAAAAACCCCCTTGTTACAGGAGGTACATCGCTTCTCTCGGAATGTGGCTATGATAAGGTCGTCTCGGTGCATAGTACTGTATATATTTACAGTTAGTTGGGAGGGATGCAATAGCTGTTGGAAAGTCTCTATTCTTTACTAATATCCGCCTTGGGGGTGAGACTGTGATGGAGTTCCTTTATGTATTCAGTCATTTTCTGAACGATACCACCCTCCATATTTCGTTCTATCGCTGACTTACTTCCACCCTCTTTCAGTTCTGTAATCCTCTTTGCCTCCCCGACAATGATGTCTGCCAAGATGTTATATGTTGTTTGTCTCTCCTCCTCCCGCACACTTGCGTCACGGGTGGTGATGAGGGTTTTGATAAACTCAATCACTTGGCTAACGTCATTCTGAGTTCCGTGAAACTCTCTGTTGTATATATCTTCTTGGTCATCGTGAATATCTCTGATATATGTTAGGCGATTCAAGAAGTCTCGCTCCCAATCCTCCCGACCATCCATGGACGGTTCAGATGGGGTATCAACCGTTTTGCTCGGGGTTTGGGCGGTGTGACATGGGCAGCTTTTATTCCCACATCCTTCACAGTCCTGACTACCTTCATCTAGCCAGTGACGGTAGCACTTCTCGCAACATCCCTTCTGTGTGTTTGTCATACAATTTGTATCGTTATTCCAATACATTTCAGTACAAGGTAAATTAGTGCTAGTTGAGCAACTACCCCAACAAGGATAATGTCCCATATCCTTATCTTCTTCTGTGTGTTTGTCATAGTTTTATTAATGAATCTACAATTAATATCATTCCTAGACCAACCAATAGTAGTCCTATCATCACTTCTGTAAATGGAGTCATACCTCTATTCATTACGGCTAGTTGGCGCTTGAGGCAACTGCAACCCTGCACCTGTTCTAATAAAGTATCTGACCAAAAAGAATAGTGCGATGAGCCCTGCCACGATGAGGAAGAGCACAACGTACTTGTATCCGAAGTACATTCCTGCGATGTCTACTAGGTGAACTGAGTCTACGTTGATGTTTATGTCTGAGTTTTGCATGTTAGTTTGTTACTACTTTCCCTGATAACTTCATCCCATAGTTTCTGAGCCCTGCACGTTTTTGCTTCTCAATCATCTGAGCTCGCCACACTGGGTTTTGCCATAGCATCCGGTGGCTCTGAGAGCGCTTTTGTTTTTCTTCTTCAGATAGTGTTCTTTTCATAATTAGGATTTATTTTTAAGCATCCCAAAGAATACCTTTCCGAATGAGCCACCATGACTACATTGCTTAAAGCAGTAGTAGAGGTCTTCAGTTGGGATATGTCCGAGTTTGATTGCTACCGCTCGGGCGGTCAGTGGCTTCCACTTCGTTCCGACCCTCTCAGCGTTGAGACGAGTGAGGAATTGATTGATTAGATCAGCACGCTCGCTTTTGATACGCTCCGGCTTTTCTACTGTGAAGGTTTTGTTAAATTGAATCCGTTCCATGTTGTTTTTCTTATAAGTAGATACAACCCCTCTATTTCCCTCATACCTCCTTCTGGGGTAATTTTGGCGGTCTCTAAATCATAGTGATACTTCATTCATCTCCGTGTCCCTCTCTTCCGAAGAAGATACTTTTGACGAAAATGTGAAGAAACAACTGACGCTCAGATGAGGTTGTCCGTTGTCAGGGGTAGACAGCGCGGACAATTTGAATCTGAGAACCAGTCGTGCATCGACTGTTTTTAACGTAGGAAGCTTATCGAGAACTACGTCACTATGAGATGTGCTTTCGTGTGCTCTGCTCAGGGGGCAAGGATTTGACGAGATAGATAACTTCTTCACAAGCGACTTATCTGCAAGCAGAGTCATGTGAGCCTACGTCTACTGTTATCTAAGGGCGTACTCCTCTACTCGTAATAGTCACCTTGCATATTCGCATCATTTTGCGAACTTCATGCCTAATGTGTAGCGCCCTTTTTAATGAGTTGGATAAACCTCTTTGCTCGGGTTCAGGCATTTAACGATTGTTTCCCTCGCAACTACACACTTCTCGCATCGTCTACCTATTCCGCCACCCCTGAAAAGAACACACGAAAAAGCACGCCTATGAAGCGTGCTTGAGATGAATACTGTCACCACCAGCCAAAGAGAGAAGTGTGCCTAATCCCGTGGCTTGGCTAGCTGTGACAATATTCAGTTGATTCTTTGTATTAGGCACACCTTAAGTAAAGCATGCACTCTGTAAACGGCAAACATCAGAGGTGTGGAAAAACTATTCCTCGGTGTAAGGACCTAAGAAACGAATGCCGTTGAAGTGGATTAGATGTGACGGTGCATCAGCGACCCAAACCTCAGTCTCCCAAGCAATCTCTCCAAGGTATTTGCCCATAATTGCACGGCTTGGGAATGCGGTAACGTAGACAAGTCCAGCCTTGGAGCCAGAAAATAGTGATGCAAGCTCTGCATGACGCTTTCCATCAACAGGACCGTGGCTAGTTACAGACTCCACAAGAAGAAGCCAATTCTTCTCAGTGAAATGAAGCACTACATCAGGCATCTTTCCGTGCGAGTCCACACTGACGCCCAAGCTCTCAAGTAATGGTGCATCAAAGTAGCCCCATTTATCGCCAGTATCGCCAGCATAGACAAGGATGCTTCCAGGAGCGTACCTGGACGCAAAATCTTCAATAATTGCCCGTATGAGCTCGCTGTGTTCGCCAGGGCTAAGCGTTATCTCCTTCCCAGGAGCAATCTCTACGGGGATACGGTTTTGCTCTCTCTCCATAGCATACTTAGCCACAAGCGTTTCGCGTTGCGCAAGATAGTCAGTCAAGCAGTTATGCCACTTATTGGTTCCATATGTGCGTATGAGAGCGAGAGCAGCAGGCTCGATCTGATAGACGGCCTTAGGGCTATTCACAGACCGGTCAGGTTTATCTGGGTTATACAATGCGATACCTGCATCGCAGAACTGATGCATAGTCTGTCTTCGAAATGTTTCTCGGGTATTTGGGGCATACTCTTTCCCATAATGCGCACGCGCCCAATCCATGATTGGAGTGATACCAACAAGCGGATTCTCAGCCTGTGACCACTGTTTTCCTGGGCTGAGGTTTAGTAGTGCAAGAAGCGATAGCGCTGAGCGTTCGTTCTGTTGCGCTCTAGGAAGCCCAAGTGAAACGATGATTTGTTGTGCAGCGTCAATGTATTCTTGTTGGGTCATAAGATCTTCCTTAATTGTTCATCCACCATTTCTTGTGTCAGTTCTTCATGCTCATTTGCCCACTTTCCGAGCTCTATAAGCACTTCTCGGCTCGGATACTTCATTAGTTTCAGATCAGTAGCGTTGACCTGCGTGTGTCCATTAAAACGTCTGAAACTTTCGTCTACGGCGGTCGTATTCAGATATATCACCAAGCCTCTGGCTAAGAATTCAGGCAAGCCATGCTTTTTTTCATGAAACAGATTTAAATGGTTCTCAAAGCCCAATACTGTGTGATCACCAAAGGCAGACGGCTCCACAATACTGGCCACTACACGTCTTTTTTCTTCTTTCGATGAAAACCGGCGCACTACGCAATAGTACCCATTCGGGTACAGCCAGCGCTCAGTTTCCTCATTACGCATTATCGCATTTGGCTTCCGAAGCCCTATCACAGGCCATATCGTACCTGTAGCGGTGAGATGCATTGGATAGACTAATGGAGCGCAACCTTCTTCAGGAAGAATGCGTAAATGCTCTTTTAGTCTGAAGTCTACAACCGGCCCAGTCGATACTTGAACTCCAATGTCAGCAAGTGAGCTTTGTATAGCCGGAGAAAGTTCCAGTGCGCTCTCGCCGAGAGTTGTTGGAACATGGATAAACCGTTCCTTATCGTTTGGAAAAACGATGCGCCCGAATGGATGCTCATGTGTCGTCATATCAGAGAACCTGTCGTCGGTGGATGTGGTGATAGTCACGTCACCTTGCACGCCACCACACTCAAGACGAATGATTACGTTCTCTTGTAGCACTTCATCATCTCGGAATGCCTTATTGCGAGATTCAAATAGATGTATATGGTGAATGGCACACCGCTCAAGAATGAACTCACGGAAAGGTTTGTAATACGGCCCGTTGCAAAAACTCCGGGGAATGATTGCAACAATCTGGCCGCCCTTTGAAGCATGAAGTACAGCGAGGGCAACAAAGGCAGAATACATATTCACCGTCTCAATCCCAACTGAGCGCAGCGCTCGTCGGTGGTTTGAGTCGCTATTAATCTTCTTGTAGGGTGGATTTAGGATTGCGTGCGTGTATCCGTCGCTTGGAGGGGAGCGTCCGGTCGCCAGCTCAATAAAATCGCCCGCAACTATCTCGGCCTTGACCTCGTCATACCGCGTCAAATGCTCCTTAAGGTGCTCGCGGAGAGCTTCATCGACCTCATAAGCAGTGACTTCAATAGAATCGAACTTGAAGCCCCCTTGAAGCCAACGATCGAGGAAAGCGCAAGTCAATGCGCCTACCCCTGCTCCAGCATCAAGGAGACGGCAATTTTTGATGTTGCTAGCCGGGAACATATTAGCCATAAAGCGAGCAACCGAGGATGGGGTCATAAACTGACCAAACTCGGACTTACGTGCGCCACTGATTTTAGGGCTTACCTCACGGCGAACGTTGTCCGCAATATCAAGCTGTGGAATCATTAGAAACCCTGTAGTCTGTCCAATTTCTCAAACTGCAGAGTATACGCTAAGAAGCGGAAAGTATTGTAATTTCCACCCTTGGCCTATCCCTGTCCACGAAAAATCCCGCATGACTGAATCCCGCTATATGCTTCCTGCCGTCCCCTGCAAGCACACCTGCCTCCACAAGCCCGTCATGAATGAACTTCACGGCAAAAGCCACATTATCCACGTCCTTGCGCGAATCCTTTGAATACCATGTGTACGTTATGTTGACGGGGTATTGCGTGATAGCGGGGCAATTAGACACCTCCCAGGCTACGCGCTCAGTTTCCTCCTTCTTGATTTTGGATGCTCTGAATCGGTTGGAGCGCTCTGCATTGACGTACGTATTGAGGTCGCAGAGCTCCCCCTCGATGGTGATTGTCATACATAAAAACTACCACGGTGAGGTGGTAGTTCTTTGTAAGTGTGGGGACAGCTACATCCGAGGGAAGAGGCTGTCTTGAACCCTCAGCTTAAAGTGCATCGACTTGATGCCTGTCCTCCTGCTCGGCTTCTTCCCTGCATACTCGAACTTTCCCATGTTGCGAAGCTCGTTCATTCTTGCTGAGATTGTACTCCGCTCGATGCCCAACTCTTCCCCTAAGTCGCTGATACACCACTCGCCACCGTCCCGCATCAGTCCCAGGATGAGACTGTAGAGAGATGACGCGTCATAGTGACGGTACGCCTCTACGCTAGTTTGTGCTGTGTTATGTGACATAGAATTAAATGGTGGGAGCGCCGTGGTATTCAGGATAATCCTCGTTCGCCAGGTTCTCCATTGCTTGTAATCTGCTGTTGTTTTTCTTCGGGTCAAATGGGAAAGGCGGTAGTTCAAGCCCCTCCTTGCTGAACACGTCAACGAAGTGATCAATGAGGATGTCGATGTTGCCGTGCTTCTTTAGCTCCTTCGTGCTCGTGGTCTTCCACAAGGCTTTCTGCAAGCTCTTGCACATGCCATGCAGCGTCTCCTTGGTGATGCGTAGCTGATGGGTGTGACGGATAATCATGTCCCAAGTGAGCCCTGCATTCTCCGCTTCCTTCTCAATCATCCCGAACCAAAGGAACAGTGCGCGGTGCTGGTCAGATGTACGCTCTTTGCCGTCTACCTGCCCCTCAGAGGTGCATTTGGGTGCCTCTTCGACATTTGCCACGGTGAGCGTGGGAAGGAGCGCTGTGAGTGCTTTGTGAGCGTCCCACTGCTTTCCTTCCACTATCTCAACGAGGGCGTGATGTGCTTCGCGGTCGATGGTCATTACTCAGTGGCTTGCCCCTCCCCTTGTGCCTCCTCTTCGACCTTTGGCTTAATGAATGCTTCCTTCTTCTCCTCATCTGTGAGAGGTGTGAGAGGTGCCTTGATGGTTAGGTAGTTGTCGATGTTCATGTACGTCTTGTCACCCTTAGTCTTTTGAACGGTGATAACGCGACACTGTTTGCCAATGAGCATGTTAAGTTCTTTGCCAGTAATACCCATAGCTTCCTGTTCAGGTGAAATAGTCTGCCCCTGTAGTGCCTCAACAATTTGGTAGAGGGTGTTCTTGCCGTTCTTACCGATGTACAGGTATGAAGGTACAAAGTTTTCAAAGATGTTGCGCCCACGGATAGACTTTCCATCCACCTCAGTAGTCTCAAGGACTGTGAACTGGAAATCGAATACCGTCTCCATTATTGGAGTAAGACTTGCATCATTCGCCCGCGCCTTTTTCGAATCGAATGTTTCATGCTCCTTTGATGTGATGTCCAGTAGCTCCACTTGGTACATGTCATTTGGTAGTGGTGCGAATGTGGTTGACTCCTTCTTCTCTACTACGATTGTTTCGTCTAACATAAAAATTATTGTGATTTAGATTTAAGTAATTTCTCCTCTCGTTCTTTGTCCGTTTTGCTAAATGCGTCCTCCAGTAGCGCACAGAACACTTCCGATAGTCCTGTCTCTGGGATCTGCACCTGCACGGTTATGGATTCTCGCATATCAGTCTTTGGGATGGTCGTATCTGTCAGCCCACTTTTTGTCATCGTTTAAGTCATTAGGACGTGGTAGCGGTGCTTCGTATTCGCCATCACGATAGAAATGAGTGAATGTTTTGAAGACTCCTGCCTTCACCTGCTCCCTCACCTGCCTCATGACATCCGCAATGTCTGCGTTTACGGTGTCCGCGTCTTCCGTGATAAAACTCATACCCTTGATGATTAGCTTATAAGTGAGTGCAGTGCTGTACCCATCGCTTCGACATCGGGTGCCCAAGTAATGAGTGAATAAAGTGCGAACGCAAAGATGAGTGCTACTCCGATGATGTAGATGAAGAAGAGTGTATCCTTCACAACTGCTTCCCAGTCTATGCCCATGCGGTCGCGCCTGCTCTTGCGGTCGTCGTAGGGGTTCATAGATTATGTGTTAATGCGAGTAATGAAACGCCTGTGCGTATAACTTCTGACTTGCTCACTTTGAGCTTTCGGGCGAGCTTGCGTACAGTGACATGAGTGTCATCGTGTGCGCGGTAAGTCGCCAGCTTCATTATTTTTTTCTTTTTCAATTAAATGTTTGTTACTAATAAGCTCCTCCATTAAATTTAGCATATATCGCGGTATCGGCAAGGATATACATGGGGACAACTAAAAAAGGCGCATCATTGCGCCCTTTTCATTTACTTATTCCAACAACCCGCACTCCAGTTCCATGGTCGTGAGCCTTGCGTTTCGTACAACCAGTTTGCATAGGTGATGTTGCCTTCTTCTGTAAACAGGTCTAACCCCATCTTTCCAGCAGTCTCTTCGTGGTAGTACAAATTTATTTGGCACATGCCTACGTCATCAGAATTGATGACTCCTCTGATGACTCGGCCATCTGGGTGAAAGTGTTGCGGCTCTGCATGACGATTTCCGACACTCTCGCATGCGCATATTGGTTTGAGCTCTGAGCGTAGTTCTATCTGTGCAACTTCGTGAACTTCGATAGTAGGTTCGTCAACTGCGGTATAGGTGATGGTATCTGCTCGCACTGTCAATGCGTAAAGAAGTATAGATACCAGCGTCAGCAACCCTACGAATACATCAACTAATGGATGCCTCATAGATATTTATTTTATGAACAATACAACCTGTCACGTTGCGCGTGTCACTCGCTTCCAAGATGAGAAACTTTAAGGGAGAGGCGGTACTTTNCTATTACGTGGCATAGTGTAGCTGGCACCGCTCCACGCCTTCCCCTTAAAACTTCCCATCAAGTTAGAGACAGTACTCGGCTCGTGTTCCGCAACGGCTTGTGGACGCGAACCGATACTACCTCCCACCAACTTATTAATTATTGCACTGGGGAGCGATTCGTCTAGGTGGGGGTGTGAGTAGTGAACACGCAAAAACCCACCTGATGCTCCAGATGGGTTTCGGCGATAAATCAAAATACGAGATTTAAGTCTCTCGCTCTTTAAGTATCTAACACACATGCCACCATGGGAAGCGTGGCAGTGTGGATACTCACCCGTCAGCCGCCAATGTTGCCAGCGGCGAACGGATGAGCAGAGTGTCAGTCAGACCTTAAAACAGGCTGAGCTGGTTTGGATAGCTACGGCAATGCGCGCATACGTTTTCCCATCGACCAAATCGACGTCTCACGTAGCTACGCACTCTCACTCCTTTCGGATAAGTACAAAGCATACCTAACGCTCCTTTCCCTTTCGGGATCAGAAATTAGGGGCGCGATTGGATTTTAGACCGAAAGGAGGGTACTATAAGGGTTCTGAAGCCAGTAGTACCTGCCGAACGGGGTTACGTTACGCCCCACACGCAGCCAAAACCTCTCCTTCGGGTGGTGAGACACCCTTGGGAGAGGTTTTTCATTTCTATGTATTCATAAATGTTACTTTCTCAGCAGCCTCTGCGGATTTCTCCACTGCCTTCTTCTGCAACCGATTCAAGTAACTGTCCAGCGTAGAGCGAAAAAACTCCCAGTCCTCTGAGTCCATTTTCTTGGGTATTGCTATCTCAGCATTGGGATAACCTGGGATAGGTATACTTAAAGCCACGTAGATAGTTTCATCTATTGGCGGTGCGGCTGCAGGAAGTGCAGTGCCAGCGGGTGGGACACCTGATTCACGCTCCTCTGACGCAGGAGGCAGGACCGGCTTTTCCTTTACCAACCGAACCATATTGCCATCGCGTGCAATAATGCCAGCGAACTCCATGTAGTCGAGCAGCATAGACAACTGTCTGCGCTCCGAGGGATGCGCACTGCTGACCTCTGAAAGAACCTGAACAGCATTATCTTCAGTGATTGGGTTCATCTGCAATCGCAGCACCAAAGCCTCAGAGAACCATGTGTTGCGGATAACCGGTGCAAGCTTCTTGCCCGCATCCAAGTCCTCCCACTCAAGCCGCTGCCGGTAGGCAATGACCTCTTGGCACGGGGTGAAGCTGTGCCCTGATTTATGAATCAGTCCAGACTCAACAAAGAATGGATTGCATATTGAAACGGAGTTTGGGCTAAGCCCTTGAATATCAGCTATATCCTGAATGCTGACGGGTTTTCTAGCATCAGTGCTCGCAACGGCAAAAGCCTTGAGCAAAGTGAACTGGTTTTGAACAGCCAGCTTCGCTGAAGGCAAATTGTATTTTGACTTGCTTTGTGAAGGGCGGGCTGGTGGAGGGTCCTGCTCTAATTCGCTCATCGGGTTGCACCATGGATAGTCTGTGTGCGCTCATTATAACACACAAATTATCAGCGGCAACTATTTTCAGGAAAGCGCATTTTTATCTACCTATCCCATGCCTAATAGAAACCCTTTCTAATCAAACCCCAGTCAGGCATATTTTTTAATAAATTATAATACTTATTTTTCAATTAGTTATTACACTACTTTCGCTGATACCACTGATACCACTGGTGGCATGTATTGGAAGATGAAAGGATAGAAAACATCAAATAAAGCAATTTCATCGAAAGTTAAGACTTTTGGAAAACTTAAAGCATTTGTGGCAGTAGTACTAAATATTGCAGTTATTTAGCTCTATTATCACTATATATTGTGATTTGCTCTGTTTAGAGCTTTTGTAACTTCTGCAGCAACTAGCGCAATCAAACCTACAAGTGCTGGATGCAAATCTAGTAAACCGATATTAGTAGTAATCCATTCAAGGGAGAAAATAGCAACTGCAACTCCCAATCGCCAAGTAAATGATTTTAGTCTCTTCGAAAGCTGTTCATTCATAATCCTCTGTATTAACTGATATTTATATATGCATAGTATCTCGCAGTATTCCCTATTTGGCACCAGATAAGAAGACTACAGGATCTAGCATATAGCGGATAACGCCAGCTCGACTACGGACGATACTTGTGTCTATCGCTCTATTCCAAAGGTCCAAATGCAGGTGTGGGCCAGTACTATCCCCCGTGTTACCAGTCTCCCCTACAACCTCCCCGCGCTTATATGCCCCTAAACGCCCCGCTATTGAGAGATGCAGGAATCGAGCATGATAGGTGCTCCCCTTGTATATAAAACGAAAATAGACGGCATTTCCGAGCGATGGGTGGTCAATAGCACGGTAGTACACCTCTCCATCACAGGGGGCCACCACCGGAGTGCCCACCGGACACCCAAAGTCGGTGCCATTGTGAACACCGCTCAGGTAGTGTGCGCTGGGGCTAAGGAAGGACTGGGTTACCTTCTCTTGATACTTTTTCGGGAGCGGGTGGACTAATGTCGCCTCTGTCATCCTGCGGTACTGCTCCGTGAGCTGCTTCACGATGGCGGTGAGGAAGTTCCACTTCTCGTATGAGAGGGTTGCCGGTAGATCGTGGATACGGCGCTTCTCGTAGTCCCACTCATGCACAAGGTTTCTGTCAGCACCCGTCCAGTGAACGTCACCATGGGTTATCTCGTGGATGAGGATGCGCAGGAAGTCCGAATAGGGGTAGTGCTTAGCCTTCTTTCCAGGGTCTGCACACACCCAGAAGTCGAGAACACTATCCACGTCACGGTGGTACGCACCATTAAGCGTCTTCTTAACACCCCACTTTGTCCTTTCCTTTGTAGTGAAGTGGAAGCCCACGGCGTTGTGGTTGACTGCAGGGCATAACTTCTTAAGGAACTTCCAGTCGAGCACCACGTCACCATCGGTATCCTTAACGGTGGGAAGCTTGCCCTTCAGTTGAAACTCTACAACAGTAAAGACCACATCCTCTCGGCCTTTGGTTTTCAGAAGAATCGCCCGTGCTAGGTCGAGGTCTTTTCGTAACTTACTGGCCTTCGAGGTCGTATAGATGATGCAGTCGAGCTTCATGCTATTTTGTGATGTTATGAATCTTGATGATGTCCTTCATCACTGCGGTATTCTCACCGAGCTGAGTCATGATTGAGGTACGCACCTCTTTCTCCACCTGCCGCATCGCATCCTCACGTTCCTTGAGTGCATTAAGGTGATTCTCGTTTACGGCGCCTACGTGCTTGATGCACTCTCTGGCGGTGTATACGAGTGCGAGAACTGATACGACTCCGATACTAAGATTTGGGAGTGTTGATAAAACTGATGTCTCCATGGTGCTATGCGTGTGTTATTGAAACGCTAAGGGCGAATAAAATTGATGCCGTGAGAGTTATGAGAATGATTCGGATCATAAATACAGTATACGGCTACAATTCCCTACAAAAAGCGTTTGGTTTTCTTCGCCTCTTGAGCCGAGTAATGTTGTACTCAAGTTGCTTAATCTTTTTTCTGAGTGATTGAATAACGAGTCGATTCTCTTCCTTCAGATTGTCCTTGTGCCGACCGCAAAGACTGCATTTGAATGATGGGTGGTCACAATGAGGATGGAGGTCACGCTTCACCTGCGCATACGCATCTGACTCAGACTCTAACTGACATGTCTCAAACTGACGTATGTGATACGCCACCGTGGAGAAGTCTACCGACAATCGGTTTGCTATTTCCTGCTTGGTTTCATTGTATTGGAAGTGGGAAACAACGATGTTGCGGATTTCAACTTTTGAGAGATGTGAAAATCTGCGGCGTGGCATCTTTAAAATACGATAATTTCTACGCGACCGTTTGCCCCTGCCCCTGAAATTGCCTGTGCTCCTACAAATCCGGCAGCAGCACCACCGCCCCCACCTCCAGGAGTTGAACCAGCCACTCCTGTCGCGAGTGTTCCTGCCGCTGTCACTCCGGCACCACCATCTCCACCTTCTGCACCTGGCACACCTCCACCATCACCCCCAGATGATGCCTGTGGCGTTGTACCTGAAGTTGACGCTGAGGATGAAGAAACTCCGTTGACATTCTCGAAAGCGATATTTGCATTCGATCCACCAACACCTCCTGCAGCAGCGTTCGCTGTAACTGTTCCAGAACTATTGCCTGCGCCCAGTCCACCATTTCCACCATTTGCAGTGACATGAGAACCGAAACTTGAAGCCCCTCCTACGTTACCGTTTGCTGTGTTGTTTAAACTCATTGATGATGCAGCGGGACCACCCAAACCAACTGTGACAGTTTCAGTTGCTGCAAGCTTATACAACGGTATTAGGGACACACGATATTCACCACCTGCCCCTCCTGAAGCTGCAGAACGGTTTGCCCAGCTCGCTGCTCCTCCACTTCCCCCACCTCCCCAGACTTTAATGAGTGCCATCGTTCCTGTGCTTGGTTTTGTCCACGTTCCTGACGCTGTGAAGATTTGAATATCTGCAGTGGGAGGCAAAAACTCCTTACTGAGCTTCCCTGTCGATTCCAGCTTCGGAACACGCCCCTCATCATTTGCAGGCGTTGGGTCTTTCTCTGACTCATCTATAAAGTCTGATGCTACAATTGGTTGTCCAACTACTATTCCCATATATCATTAAAAATTATCCTGTGTTTGTTAAAGTGTATACAAAGAGCGTATCTTCACCAGTAGCCTTGACGTGTGCAGGGTTTATGAGAATACGACTAAAAAGCCTGAGGTTCGCAAAGAATCCGAACTCTGAATATGTATCATCAGGTAGATCACCATCTGGCATAAATACTTCAATCGTTATCACGTTGTTTGACACAACCACGTTCGTGAGCGGAATGGCAGTCTCCAGTGGATTCTCTAGATTCGTGTCCCCGTTAGCTGGTGGAGTAGTGCCATCACCAATTGATGCGCTGTCAATTTCAATTGGGTATGTGGTATCACCTGCGAGCTGACGCATGATGAGATTTCGGCCATAACCATTGGAAGAAACTACTTTGTTTTTGAAAGGACCAGCTTCACGAATGAGCTTGCCGTCCTTGAATGACTTGATGACGAGCTCGCCTGCCATTCCCATTGAATCTGATATTGCGTCTTTCATATTTCTATTGTTTAAGTATAACCCGTCACACACTATCCCCACTTCGCATATCCCCACCTACCTTTTCCTGGAGTGGTTCCTTCATCATTCGACCAAACGTATGGACCGACTAACCTCTCCACACTCAGTTCATCCGTCATACCCATTGAATCATTCATGGTGTAGTACGTGAGGAGTGTCTCTTGATCGTCCACAATCACTTCTTTCGACCTGAGCTGATTTTGCAGATACTCAATAATTCCAATGGACTTCAGCGTTGCAAAACGGACCATATATTCGAGCTGCGTACCCAGTGGGTCACGCATGATGGCTGTCACTGATTGAATGAGCACTGAGATACTTTTCCCTCGCTGTGTGGAGTCAATATCAATCACCTGTCCGGCCCGTAACCCATCCTCATACGTCCTGAAACTACCTTCGTAGATTTCATTCTCGTAGCTCTTGAGCTCAGCAAGCGCACGGTCGATGGCTTCCTCCTGACTTCTGATACTTCTGTCCGTGATAGCAAACTCGTACACACCAAATTGCACCTGAGATGCAGGCGCTGGGACGGATACCACAATAGGATAGAGATAGGTTCCGGTCACCACGATGTTATTGGTACCACTTGCAGGTGTGTGGCCTGCAGTGAAGCGGATGTACTTCTCATTGAAGTTCCACATGCAATCGAATGAGGCATCGTCACCGAGATACTCAACACCTACTGTCTGCGCTACTCCCCCTACCGTCACGGTTGGAAGCGAGTCGTACTTATTGGCAAGAGGGAAATTGACTCGGGTAGCATCACCGCTCCAGTACTCAGTACGGGTTCCTGTAGATACAGCCTCACCTCCTTGCACAAGAATGCTATTCCGGACCTGTGTAAGGTCTTCCACTATCTCCAGCGAGTTGTATATGTAGTTCTCAGACGTGTCAGAAAGGCTAAAAGGGGCGCTCTCTGCGTTTTTAGCGAAGAAGTGGACATCCATATCATAATCCACGTACCACACGAAGGAGATGGCATCTGCGAGCTTCTGGAGGCAGTCTGCAACGGTGAGACGATTGAATGAGATACTTTCGATGACTTGAGTGCTCGTGGTGTTTGTAGAGGTGAAGCCGTCTGTGGTGTAGTTGGTGAGTAGGTCGGCCACGATAGCGGCGACGGTCATGCTCTGGTAGCGCTCGGTAACCAATTCACGCTTCAGGAATTGCGAGTAGTCGTTGCACTCCACCACGTACTCAAGAATGGTTGAAGCGATGACGTTTTCAGTAATACGCACAATGACTCCGCCAAAGATGGTGGAGCTGTCACGGGTCACTACCACTTCATCACCGAGTGATGGTACGTAGGTGAGGTCGCCGTATTTGCGGATGGTGAATTGGAGCGTATCCACCTGCTGATTCAGGTTGTCTACTTTACGAAGTGTCTTGAAAACTACGCTTGATGTTCGGTCAACGGCATCTATGGTGATAGCAAATGACATAGCTATATTGCATTAGAGGCTTTCAATCGCTGCATCATAAGGTCACCAATAATCTCGGCACTATATGCGTCAATAAAGCTGTTTCCGGTAACGTTCACGGTGATTGGATTAGATGTTTGTGCAGTAGGCTTGGCAATGAACTGGTTCGTCATAGCATCAGTGTCGATGGTCTCAAAGTCCACTTTCTGGATTGATTTAATGGTGGTGAGCTTGTCTCCAAGTCCTGGAACCTTCTGCGCGAGCTTAATAACTCGATTGATGGCATCAATTGCCTTGTTCACACCACTGATAATGAAGTTAACCATACTCTCAACGGTGTCAATTACCGCATTCGATGCCTCTGCAGCAGTGAGCTCAATACCATGCCAGATGTTCTCCCAATCAGTTGCTAGAAGTAGGACCACTCGTCCTATCTGGACAATGGCGGTTGTGAGTAGCCCAATAAGTGCGAGTACGCCCCATGCTGGAACTGATGCAACACCCAAAGCCATAGCGAACGCGGTGACTGCTCCACCCAATGCAGAGAATCCCATCACGATTCCTGGAAGAGCTATTCCGATTGGCAGCATCACGGCGAGCACTGCCGTAAGAGCCAAGGTGGTGATGATGAGGTTGCGGGTAAGAGTCGGATTTGCTTCTGCCCAGCTTGAAAATTGAATGAGCATAGGCGTGATGCTCTCAGTTAGATCTCGAACAATAGGAAGAATCTGCTGACCGATAACCTCTTGTAGCTTTCCAAACTCATTTCGCATGGCAACCATAGAACCATCTGCGGTCTCTCGTGCAGCCTCATTAAAGCCTTCGTAGGTAGAATTGAGTACCTTCACAAGTGCTGCTGCTCGCTCCGCCTCAGTACCGTTACTGATGAGCTCCTTTGTGACATCATCAAGCACAAATCCAACTCTTGTCAGTGAGCCAAAGTTTCCATTGAGTGCCTGCGCGAGTCCGTTTGTCAGTTGCTTAAGGTCTTCGGTAGATGCTGCTGCACCCTTCTCTGCCACCACGTAATCGAGAATTGCAGGAGTGAGCTTTTCGATGGTAGTAGCTTGCAGGTCGAATGTAGCGAGCTGTGCCTGCGCTTGAGTGATGGCCTCACCGCTGACTACTCCCACTCGCTCAAGTGCATCAGCCTGCTTCTTTAGAGAGTCAATCTGGTCGTCAGTTGCTCCACCTGTAGTCCGGAGGATTTGTGCGAGGCGGAATTGGGCGCTCTCCGCATTCTTGGCTTCCTGTGTAGAGATACCAAGAAAGGTCGCGAGCCCTGCAAAAGCAGTAACTCCGACCTTTCCGACCGACTTCATAGCATCAGAGACACCATCAACACTAACCTGTGTGACATCAAGTTGCTTCTGTAGAGATGCAAAGGCGCTGTTTGCCTTATTCTCTGCGTCAATGATGATTTTTAGTCTTGTATCACTAGCCACGGATTTTTTTATTTACACGTACTTGCTCCTTCTGGTCCCGTACCATTTTTTCTTTGATGGCTTTGATAAAGTATGCGGGCTGACTCTGGTATTCCTGAAAGGTCCACCCGTAGTCCCTGCAAATCTGTACCATTTGCATGAGCTCATTCATTCGCCCCATGCTGTAGTGACTTACCGCTTCTTCTAGCTCTTTTTTTTTGTCACTATTGCATCAAGTTGAGCAACAAGCTGGTTGTATATGTCTGCAGGGAAACTATCGAGACATCTGTCCACAATGTTCTCTGCATTTCCATCTATTGAAAGAACCATCTGCGAGATCATCTCCTTGTGTACTTCGCCCTGAATCGAAGGATTGAAATCGCTAATCTTCGGTTGGTCTCCCACGAGCTCCACTTTGGTGCCTCTGAAGTATGCCGCCTGAATCGCGTTTACTTCACGCGCAGTGGCGTAGGTTTTAACTACAAAGTCATGTCCTTCGATTGTGAGTGTGGTTGTTTCTCGTTCATTCATATTTAGTAGGAGGCTTGAGTATTAATAAGCTCGACTGTAACCATCTTACTATCCGCGAGGCTGTAGAACGCTTTGAAATCCACAGTTGCAGTCACGATGTCATCGTTTGCGAAGTTGCGCGCAAAGTTCGAGAACTTTACCTTTGCAAGGTCTATAGTGATTTGGGGATTGAGTGTGGTCCCGATGGTCACATCACTATTGGTGAGTCGGATTCTCATAGCCTTCGCAGTGTCTGCGAGCATTTCAGTCTTGAAGGTGTTGTCATTAAATACAAGCTCAAGTGAACCCTCCACGCTGAACTGCTTGTTTAGGATGTCTGCTGAGGTTACAGAGCCCAGTTTCATATCATCTTCCACGTTGCTCTTCATTGAGAGCTTCACAGACTTAATATCAATTGTTGATGCCGCCCCAAGTCCAGCTAGGTTCGCAGCTGTTTTTATTGTTCCGTGCTGCGGGAGGAAGATATTTTCAGCAGAGTATGACGGGGTGAGAGTTGCAGTCGCTCCAGGCTTAGAGCGGAATGTCGCCATGTACTTTGAGAAAGCCCCAAGTGCGATGTCTAGATCAAGACTATCAATCACTGCATTGGCATAGGTGTAGTCCTGATTTGGGTCATCTTGGAAAATGGTAAGAGAAGGATGCTGAGCAGTCTCAAGCACTGAGAGTGTGTGGGTGTATACGCTGGTCTCTGCAGGACCAGTGGTATCAATCGAACCCATTACAGAAAGGAGAAGGAGTCCTATGGATTTATCATTGATATTTCCCTCTATCTCTCCTTCCGCACGCTTTCCTACAATTGAAGCCCCCGTAGAGTCCTCAATTACTCCTACAGAGCTTTCATCCACAACTTGCTCAATCACGTCATCCACTGACATGGTGAGCTTAGGTAGCCAAAAGTCCGCCGATGCCTCAGCGGTTCCTCGTGATGCCTCTTTTGCGATTCCTACATCTGCCAATCGCCCTATAAACTTAGCCATTTTCCTTTGTAGTTAATGCTTTTAATTTTTCCTCTGCCTCCTCTCGATTAATTGCCCGTATAGAAACAGGCGGGTTAGCCTTCGGGAAAAAGAACACCTGCTCCTTCTCGGAGTCTGTGCTCATCGCCCTGTCTTGATATTTCCTTGCCATATATTGAGTATACGTGCCCAATTCCCTACGCGAATGAGAGGGAAATAATGTCGCGGGCTTTTATTACTATCTCCACCATGATGAGGTCTTTGCCTCCATGCTGGAATGGTTCCGGTGAGCTACTCACAGGTTCCACTCCCCCCATGCCAGTACCATTGAGAGTCGGGTCGTTATCAAACGCATTGAGAATTGCCTCGATTGAGGTCTCAAGTTGACTCGTTGTCGTGAGATTCTCCGCGTTATAGAGCACCATTATTGAAAAAGTGTATGTGCGGAGGTTGGTGCGATTATCCAACGCGCTGGATTCGATAGCTGGTGGCATGAGGAAAGCGTGCGGATACGCACCAAAATCGCTTGAGAGAGGGTTTTTCTTGATGTCTGTGATAGTGGCACCTGCCAAGGTTCCTGCTGTTACAAGGGCATCTAGGCGTGTTTTAACGGCTCCTTTTACTGTTGCTAGGCTCAATTTGATATTTCATTAACGAATAAATCTATCGCCCTCTCAAAATGCTTTGTCACCTTAGGCTCTGCAGCTCTCGCTATCCTGTCCATAAACCAGTTTGGCTTTCCCCTCCGAGTACCGAAGTACACATGTGGTGCGTAGTGAACGGTAGGACCGATTGATGCGGTGAGCTTGCTCGGGTGTATGAAACGGCCAAACTTAAATGACTTCTCTAGGTCTCCAGTACGAAAGGCGCGAGGTGTCTTGAATTGGAAGTTCCTATCAACTGATTCCTTCTCCACTTCAAAGAGTGCTGCCTCCGTTGCCTTGCCCAGATACTTAAGCGCGAGACTTGGCGCTCTTTTCACATTCGCACGGAGCTGGTCAAGATTCTGAATCTGAACCCGTAACCCAATCATATGTTGTATCCACGGCGATAGTTCTTGATGGTAGCGAGATTCTCCGAAGAGAAAACATTCTCAGTCCACGTGATCGAGCTCTCTTGGAAACTCTCAGAGGACTTGCCCTCTGATTCACGCCGTTTGAATATTCTCACTACCACTTCTTCGACCACTTCCACTACGTCCTCAGGATAGGCATTCGATGCGTACCCACCCACATACGTCACGCGCACGTTCTGCATCCCCCGTGGGAGTCCATAAGGGAAATGGATAATACCGAGAGGGAGGTCAGCGCGATAATCGGCAGCAGGGAAGTCAGTCCACTGTGGGCTTCCATTTGCCCCAGCATCGTATTGAACTGAGGTGAGGGTAGTAATCGGTGCATTCTTAACAATTAACGTGCTACGAAGGCTTCCAAGGGCATCAGAGCCATCATGTAGCTCGTTGGTGAAGGTTGCTGTGGTGAATACACGGCCAGTCATCAGATTAATGCGTGCTACTACTGCGTTAATGAGTTTGTCGAGAAGAGCATCATAGGTAGTCACGGTCATACCGAGTCTGTCTTTGATGAGGGCTTTTGTGGTGAGGGCTTCTGCCATAAAAATACTATACCATCTCAAACTCCCATTGCTGGGAGCCTGAGTGGAACAACATTAGTCTGTGTTCACTGGACCTGCATATGATTCACCCAAAAGGATGATACCTGCTCCTTCCCACGCTGTAGTGGTTGCAGTAAGTGCGAGGTCAACACGTAGAAATCGCTTTCGAGTGAGGTTTAGTTCACTAATGCGAGCCTGCTTGTTGGTGTTCTGTCCAGCAAGAGCTCCTGATGCTCCTGTGAAATCTACATAGATTCCAGTGTCCTCGAATGTACCTGTTGAAGTATCACACTCCATCACCTTAACGCGATAGGTGTCTCCAGTAGTACAAGTGATGTCACCTGCTGCTACAACGAGCATTCCGTCTCGATACCCTTTGGTATCAATAACTGTTGCTCCCTGTGTTGCGGCTGTATACGCCTCTGTTACGAGACTGAGCCCTGTCTTGATATTGTCGAATAGTTTACGCATGTTCTATTGCTTAGATTCTATTAACTCTTCACCTCCTCCTTTGCTTCCAATGAGAGCTTGATGCGCTCTTCGAGGTCTGCCTTTGAACCAGCTTTACTGAGTCCAAGCTCCTCTGCGTATGCCTTTAATTCAGCATGAGTCATCTCGCTAACTTCCTTTGGCTCCACCTTCACCTCCTCCTTTGCTTCCACAGTAGCGAAGGGAACCACATCAGTCCCGAGGTGTGCAGCCTCCTCCTTCGTGAGGTCAAGCTGTACACCCTTCTTCACGCGGTCACCCTTGAAGATGATTCCGCAAGTGGTTTGATAAATCATACGGAGTGTTAGTTAGCTGCTGTCTTAAGAACTACGGATGCATCTGGGAGAAGAATGGTCACCGCATGGTTATGCGTGAATCGCATAGCGGTCTGATTACGCTCAAATGTACTTACACCGTTAACAACTGCATTCTCTGAGCGAAGAACTGACATTGGACCGTCTTCACCGATACCAAGCCCCATCTTGAGGTTACCGAATACTCCGAACTTTGTTGATGCTGCTGAGCTTGAGAAAGTTGGAAGTACATCAGTGGTGTACACAGGGAATCCGAGGATTTCACCTACCGCCTGGAGACCGTTTCCATCCTTCTTGAGGGACGCAAGGTTACTCTGTCCGAAAACATAGTTATCGCCACTCTTCTTGATGCGGATACGTGCCCACACTGTTCGGTTAAAGTAGAACGCTGCATCACCGAGTGCTGCTTCTGGAAGCGCACCGATAGCGATTGAAGCCTCTTCAAGGTCGAAGTCATCGAAGGCATCTTTCCCTGAAAGCATTGTCTGTACAGATACATCATCTGAACCGAGGATACCTACGAATGGTGAACCAGCGTATGTGCCTCCTACGAACCCTTCACGATCAAGCTTGTATGAAAGACCTTCCGCAACGATAGCCATAAGCCATTCCGCTACGTTTACATTGGCCTTCTTGATGAGCTTGTTTGAGAGGCGAACAATGTTCATCCACTCTGCTGATACGAGCTTTGCAACTCCAAGGTCTTCCTGGCTCTCGGTACCTGCTGAGTCCTCTCCCACATAGCTACCCTGCATTACTGCACCGGTATAGATTGGGATTTCAACATCAGAGATACCAAATCTTCGAGCATCACGAGCAACGATACCTGTCACTGCTGCGATACGGAGGATTTCATTGTGAACTTCTACAGGCACAAGGTATCCACCAGTTTGGTCGTTCACCGTGAGGTATGCAGCCTTCTCACCTGCTGCGATACGCTTGATGTCTTCAACGAGGAGGTTTTTAGCCTCTGCGCTGAGTGACTCGCGACCTTCAACAACATCTGCTGAACGAGCGGCTTTCACCATCTCTGCAACCTTCTCAGCTAGTACAGGACCAGCAAGCTCGCTGATGTTTTGCTTGATACTTGCGTCTACATGGTCAAATAGTTCTCTCTTTAATTCGTCTGGCATGAATATTAAAATTATTATTACCGATTACTTCTTTGCCTGAATTGCTTGGCGAGCTTCGGCTAACACATCACCAAGTATTGTTGAAGCCTCTTGAATGATTCGGCGCTTTTCGGAAAACTCCTTAAGCCCCTTCTCTTCATCGGTATCTTCAACAGGCTCTTCAACACGCTCCGGCTCCTCATCACTGAGGGCTTCTAACGCGGTGATTACACTCTTGAGCTGGTCAACTAATGGCGTCACAGCTTTCGCTGAGAACTTCTTTTCGTCCACAACTGGCTCAGTCGTTTCCTCAACTACTGGCTCCACCTTTGGCACCTCCTCTTGTACTGCCTCCGCCTCCTTAATATCCATAAAGCCCTTGGTCACAAGCTCATTGAGGTTGAGCTCCTTTTCCATGGCGAGAGAGAGTGCATAGGGATTTGCAGGAACAGAAACGAATGAGAACTCAATGAGCTCTGCCTGAGTGATGAGATTTCCCTGTCGTTCCTTCTCTATGAATCCAACGGAAGTAGCTTTGAGGAATCCAGCCTCATAGAGTGCGCGGACTTCCTGCCCAAGCGCGTTAGGTGCAAACTTACCCTTCGCGATCATCTTCCCGTCTACCACTTCGAGTGAAGTAGCCATTCCGATGAGTAGCTTGTGGTCATGCCCCCAGAGAACTACAGGGTTTTTTCGGTAGTGCTCAAGCTCCCAGCCATCAAGCTTGATAACTTCATTGTATCGGTCGAGATTTTCAGTGGTGATAACTACTTCAAAAGAGCCAGTATCTGACTCTGCTGATTTTTCAATCCCACTAATTACATCCTTTACTTCTTGCGAGTCGAGAAAAGCGCGTAGCTTTGCCCCTGCCTCTGTATCAAAATGCTTCATACAATTTTTATAACATGCACTATTCCCTGTTAATTGACTTCAATCTCCTCTGCCCGTATCAGGCATCTGCAATTGGTGTGGAGCGGTGGAACGTCTATACCTCGATAGTCGAGTGGGAGAGTCCCTCCGTCACGTCCCTGTGCCACGTCACCTTTCTTGAAGAAGTTCTCATGCACTCCGATAATCTTTCCGTTCATCGGAGCGCAGAACTCACACTCTCTTTCATCCTCTGCGGTGTACCAGCGAATCGTCTTCACGACACCACTTTGCTTATACGCCTCCTTGCTCCCTTCGTTTGCGATATAAACGGACTCCGTACGCGCAACCATGAGCGCACGCACCTGATTTGAATACTCATAAACAGTTTTCACACGCTCTGCGAGCTGGGCAGTGCTGTCACCTGCCTGAATACCCTCATTGAGCGCATTCTTGAGAAGTTTGGCTGTAGTGTTGTTGTATGACTTAGCGAGACGCTTTGAAGCCAGCTCTATAGCCTTTGAGATGGTAGATGCTGAGGTATCCAGTGTGCCTACGAACCCCTGCGCCTTGTATTCCTCGATAGCCTGCTCAAGCATGAGACCCTTGAGGAGAGGAGAAACGATGTCGATGAGCGCACTTACCTCCACATCCATGTCGAACACATCACCTTTTGATACTGCCTTGGTGATACTGTTCAGATTCATCTGTACATTGCGCTCTTGCTCGTTATTGAAGGCACGAATCTTGTCAACGAGCAGGAGCTCATGTGCAGCAACACGGGCAACAAACTTCTTTGATGCCGCTTCGTCTGCTATGTCACGTAGATCTATGCTTTTGGTGGCTTTCTCAAAGCTCTTAGCAATGGAATCAACAAGATGTTCCTTCTTGAGGAATGCACGAGCACGCTGGGGTATAGCCTTCTTTGGCTCATCCTCCTCCTCATCATCAGGCTCCTCCTGGACTGGTGCAGGGCTTCCCAATGGGACTTGGAATGGATTTCCGTAGATAGTGTCTCCACCCTTCACCGGAGGGAGCCCCATCGAAGCGCGTACCTCGTTCACAGTTTTGTATGGTTGCTTAGCAAGCGCAATCTCACGCTCCTTGAGCTCTATTTCCATGTTCACCGGAATGAATGAATCGTATGCAAAGTAGTACTGGCCTGTTTTGTCGAAGAGAGGGGCGATGTGGAGGTTCAGGAACTCGATGAGGTCATCAACAATAGGCTTGATAGTGTGCTTCATGTACGCGTATTCGGTACCCTCTACCGTTGCGCGGTTCTCTCCCTGAGTGAGCCCGAGAATGTTCTTAGGTACACCAAAGGCAGCGAGAATCTTGTCTCGATACCGGTCATCAGTGGAGCCCATCTCAATCTCAGACATGTTCCCCGTGACACGCTGGTATTTAGCCCCCTTCGGCAGTACACCTGTCTTGTGCGCGTTCGCTACACCCACATGATCGTTAGCAAGACCTAGTTTGATGAGCTTAATACGTGCTTCTGACTCCTCCTCAGTCTCGATGAAGCCACCGAATGTCGCTCCATTGAGGAAGAAACGGCGTAGGAACTCATTTGAGAAGCCTGAGGTATCAACCCAACGTGCAATCTTGGAAAGCTTACCAGCGCCCCAGTGTGGCCTTGCAGGGTCAACATAGCGGTCATGCAAGACATTCTCAGCAGGAATACGGCGCACTTTCCCTGCGTGATGCACATCGTATGCAGTAATGACACCAGAGGTCAGGACCGGAACAACTGAGGTAGGGATGAGAGGCTTGAGATTCTTCCCATCAATCTCCCAGAATGCGTTACCAACAAGCTCCTTCCAGGCTGTGTTGAGGTATATAAAATCTTTACCGGTAAATCCTTGAGCTGGGCTTTGCAGGAAGTCTACGAGAGGACCAGAAAACACTTCTTGGTCGTCACCATTCTTCGTGTACTTCATTACCTTATAACGCACCGCCTTTGCAGAGTTTGCGTTCTTGTCAGTAGCGATAAATACCCACTCTTTATTGGCTGCGAGTAGGTTGCTTTCAGTGGTTGCAATGTCATCACTACTACCCATCCAATTTGCTTCAAACGCTTTTTCTGACTGCTTCACCTTCCTAAGAAATGAAAATATTGACATGTAAAAAAACTATACCACGCTCAAATCCATGTGATTCCAAGGTTTCCACCCTCTGTAGGCCGTGAGAGCGTGAGTGCAAGGGCATCACCCACGTTAGGTGACTTCACACCACGCTTCTTCATATCCTCCTTGCTTTCGAGCTGCATCTTTCCGGCTGACGTGATCTTGTACTTTGGCTGTGCGAGCTCATAGAATCCTTCGTGCTTCTCCAGTACGGCATCCCTGAGCCACTCTCCCACGTTAGCCCACGATTCCACACGGATATTGATGTACGTAGCTGCATCGCGTGCGGTACCTGCTACGTTTACACCAAACACTCTATCCGCAATATCAGGCTGCTCTCTGAGGCGGTCAAAGACACCTGCCCCCAATCCTCCGGTGATGTCGATGTATAGGCTTGTCGTTGGATTGGCACGAAGATAGAGCGCAGACTTTCCAGCAAGCTCCATTGTGTTGTTGCCGTTAATTACCCACTCTACCTTGGACCAGTTACCCTTACGGCGAACAAGAGCACTGTCATCATCTCCAAAGCGGGCAACGTCAAGCCCAGTGATGTCATCGTCCTGATTGATGAGCTCACGGTCGGCATTGAAGGCATTCTCAATGAGATCTAGCCCGATGAGCGTATCGCTTGCATGGTCCGGAAACTCTCCCAATACGCGCACTTTGTATGCTGCGCTGTTGATGCCATAGCGAGTGGCTATTTCTTCCACGAAGTGATGGTCAGTGAGTCCAGGAACCACTACGCGCTTTTCTATGACGTTCGGAATATCAAAGGCAGATATGCGGATTTTATTGAAAGTGGGGTCCTTAAAGGCATCGTAGAAAGGACCGCTGTTGACGTTTGGGTTGCCAATGACGATAAAGCGGACTACGGTACCTCCCGACATCGCACCAACTGCAGCTTCCCAAATCTTCGGAGGGATACCTGAACCCTCATCAAAAATCATCATCATGTTTTCTGCGTGCCATCCCTGGAACGAAGCAACATTGTCTGGGTTGTTTGCTATCCCCTTTGCGTACCACGTCTCACCGATTGAAAGCTCAGTCTTCAGGAGCTTTCCGCCGAGAGGCACGAGTGCATTGGTGTATGCAGAACGGAAGTAGCGCCAGAACTGGTTCTCTACCTGCGTCCATGTAGGGGCGGTGTTGATGACGGCTGAGTTGGGGAAGGAGTAGAGGAAACGGAGGGCTTCATGGGCGATGTAGTACGTCTTGCCTGCACCGTTACAGGAACGGACGGCGGTGTTGCGGTGGTCCCGTATGCTCTCCCCTATCTCGATTTGCTTAGCCCACGGGGTGAAGCCAAGCACCTCACGATGAAAGAACTCAGGGTCTTGCCAGAAGCGCTCTTTAAGCGCTAATACTGCATCGCTATTTTCCTCTAGGTTTTCGAGGTTTTGTTGTTGCTTTGCCATCCTTTGCGGTTTTAGCTGCGGCCAGCATTAACTCCGAGAGTGTCTTACCGCCTGCGCCGATGTCGAGAGTATCTTTCGGCTTACCATGCACACGGTCCATAATTTCCTTGTGAAAGTAAAAATCTCCCTTGAGTGCTTTCATAACACCAACACCGTGAAGAATCTCCTCAATCTGGTCCGCAGTGAGTCCCTCAGTCTCTCCAATCTTTTCGAGAGCAATACGATAGAGGGTGCGGTAATTGCGCTGGCCTTTGGGACGACCATTGAGGTTGCCTGATTGACCTGGCTTCCATGGGATAAGCTTGCTGAGCTTGCTTGTTCCTTTTGTAGTGTTTTTGTCAGTGTTTTTTGACATGTGTCCAGATGTGTTATGTTGTGCTACAGCATCACCTCCTTCTGATGCCTGCACACCACATCAGAGTCTGCATAGATGGTGATTCCAACTTCCCGTGCCTTGTCGCAGAAGTCTATGTCCTCTGAGCGCACATGCTGTGTATTCGCCTCGTTGGGTATGAAATTGAATGCAGGTGTACCGACCTTATCAAACACCTCACGGGCAATAAGGATGCAGGAAGCACCGCATCTGAATACGGTGTGTAGTCCTGTGTGTCGCTTCACGATATTGGTTCCGAGAACATTTCCCGTAGCAGGGTCTACCTCCCTACTCTCAAAGCAATTGTCATACACCTCATAGTCACCATCTTCACGGTTGTAGTTAAGTATTGGGGTGAGTCCTGTCACGATCTCTTTATCATGAGAAAGTAAGCGAGCAAGTGCGTCTTCCTCTGGAATCGTATCCGAGTCAATCATGAAAAGGTGAGTGAAGTGTTGCTTGTCTACACCCACCTTAGTTTGCAGGAACTGCTCCACAATAGTATTGCGAGCGCGGTCCACTGGAGCGATTCTCTGAGAAAAATAGAAATGTATATGGCCCTTGAACTTCTGTGCCCAGTAAATGAGACGTGAAGCGAGTAGCGGGTGAATGCTTCCCATGGTTGGAACCGCTACGAGGATTATTTTGTTTTCAAGAGAGACATTTGACACATTACGAAATGCTAGATGCTATAAAAACTATAAACCCTGCGAACAATAGAAACGGGAAAAATATGATTCCTGCGATTATGGCCTTGAACTTTTCCTTGTTCTTCTGCTCCTCCATGTAAGCGAGCATCTTCTCTTCTGTTGTTTTTTCAGTATTCATTACTTTAACCATACCACGAGGTTACCACTTGTCCAGACCGTATGGTGCAAGGCTAGGCGTTACAGTTTTCTTCCGCCTTGCTGTACGTGCTCTGATGGCATCTAGGCGTTTCTCTCTGGCTTCGCGAATGAGCTTTGCTTGCTTCCGCATTGCATTTTCAAACCTATACTTTCTATCCAACATTTTTGCTTTTCGTAGATTGGCTGCGTGAATACGTCTGCCGAGTCTATTAAGGGGAATGTATGATTGTTCAAACATAAAGATTGAGATTATCCATTAAGGATAACAGGTGGCTGGTGTGTGTCGAGGTTCCTTATCCCCTACCCCACTCATGAGTCACTCTCTCCGGACTGGGGGAGTGCTTTGGGCGACATCACGGTGGGGAAGGGAAGTGAAAGAATGGCTTAAAACAAAGGTATATCGGGAGAGTGTGACCATAGTGCCCACAAGGACAAAATGGTCACGGGGAAGTGTGAAATCTCGGCTATCCGCTATGCTTCTCACGCTCTGGACACGTTCTCGCGGTATGAGAAGTGTCCTGGCATATAGAGCACTTCAACCCCTTCTTCTCCTTCCCTGTCACCACTGCATAAATCTCCTCATCTATGCGGTCGCGCTTATCGAGCAACTCACGAATCTTCTGCGTATCCATTATCGTCTCTCCTCTACCAAAGTCCCGTATGAGTCAAAATACTGCACCCAGTCACCGTCCCAGAAGCCCACGTTTGGCTCATGCGCTTTGAGTATGTCTACAGCCTTCTTTCGAGTAGGCCCACTATCGTTTCTCACAGAACGGTGGATGATGCAGAACACTAATCCGTGCACAGGATGATCTACTTGGCCTTCAAACGTCTTGTACAGGTTGTTGTCTATCTGCGTGGAGTAAACTGGTCTGGCGTATTGCACACATGTATTCAATTTGCGCATGATTGCCTCCGATGTGTTGGAAGCTCCTTTATATCCATCATGCATTACGCTGTATAGTTTCCGGAATGGTTGGTTATGTATATAAAAGATGTGCAGTGATGTGGTATGAGAGCACAAATTATTTTTCTTTCTGCAATTAAAAACCCCGCCGAAGCGGGGCTATAAGTAGGAAACACTTTAGAGTTTGGGTCACCATGGACAGTGAGTGTCGTCCGCACTCGTTGCCATGTGGCATCCCAGCGAGCTATCAGTCTTCAGACTACCAGCTTGAGGAGTAGTAAATATCGCCTTCCGAACCATTTTTAATGTCGTCTAACATTTTGACCAGCCAATCGCGGGTACGTACCACCTCATCAAGATAATACTCATCATACTCGTGGCTTCCAAAGAAGAAGCCTTCTTGTGTAGGGAGAAGTTCTTTAGCTACGGTTGCATCCTCGATTACCTTACCGGCTATGCGCTGCACTTGCCCCTTCGGGTTTTCTCGGTTGTAAAACGTACCTGCGTATACTTCTCCATCCACTAGCTTTGAGTTTTTAATCACTTTATTACAGACTTTGAGTAGTTCATTGAGATCATCGTTGCTGACGTAGAACGATTCACAATTGTCGTCTTGCTTTTGCACGTTATCGACAAACCACTTGTGTATATGATTCGCTTTTCGCCAATACATTACTTCCTCACTCACTTCTGATATATCTTCCGACCTAATATCTGCGACCGGTTTACCTCCACGTTCAACGCGCACTGAATAACGCTCCTCTGGTTTCTGATGCTCCCAGTTCTTCACGTAATGCTTCCTGTTTGCGTACATGTCCAATCCCATATCTTTATTGCTTAGAGCTTTTAATGCTTCACTGTTACTGGTAACTACATTCGATTAAGTGTTCACAATCCTTACAAACTCCGCACTCCTTACATTGCGAGGGCTTAAGTTCTCCGTCATGCTCTACACCATCGTCGTCTTCCCATTGTTCGATACACCGCGGGCAACAATTTTCCATTTGTTAATGCTTAACTATTAATCGGCTTCCTTGGCCATTTTTCTACTAACTGACATCTGATAGTCAATTGCGGAAAGCATGTGCGTTGGTACTCCAACTCATTCATTGCCTGTTTTCGGCTATGGATGTCGTTGTATGCAAATGCAATCGAACCATCATCATGCGCAGCGAATATCACATACTGCGGTTTGCTTTTCTTCATACTCCATTAGGTTAGATTAATAATACTGGTTACCAGCCCAGCGACTCAGAAAATACCCTCTATCAAATGGCCTGTATAGTTTCCGGAATGGTGAGACTTGTGGCGGGATGTGTTGAAATGAAGCGATATGAAGAGACTAAAAAAAGCACCTTCTTATGAAAAGAAAGTGCTGTGATGCTAGATGAGTCCGCGCTCCGCAAAGGAAGTGCATTCTCCGCATCCAATGATTATGTGGTCGAGAACTCGTATATCAATGGTACTCAGTGCGGTCTTGAGACGTTGCGTAATTGCAACATCTGCCTGACTTGGCTCCGAGACCCCACTGGGGTGGTTATGGGAAAATATGACTGCTGCTGCATTGTGCTGCAACGCTGCCTTCACTACTTCCCGTGGGTACACTGCCGCGCCGTCTATGGTGCCTCTGAACAATTCCTCCATACAAATTACTTTGTGCTGGTTGTCCAGGAATACAGTCCAGAAGACTTCATGCTCCAATGTGCCGATTCTCACCTTGAGGAACTCTCTCACCGTGTCCGAGTTGGTGAGCGGTATCCCATTAGTGACGCGGGTATAGAGGATGTTTCGTGCTCTGCGTAGTATTTCCTCATCCTTTAGCTTTGGCATGGCTCAATCCTCCATGATTTGGGGACTTTCGCCTCAGTGATGCCTATGTATCCAATCAAGGACCCATTGGGCAACCGGATAGGTACAGCTACGGTTCCCCGCATCATTCCCTTGCTTGCATACCCCACGCCCACGAGAGTTGCCACCGGCTCAGGAAATCCCAGAGCAGCACACTGTTCGTGAGCGGGTTCAAGGTAGTTGAGTGGTTCAAGCGCACCGTCTGTTTTCTGCTCCTGTTTCTTTTCAACCATGTATACGTTTGCCAGACTTTCGGCTGACTCTCGTTGGCTGATTTTAGATACATGAGCAACAAGTGCGATGAGATCACCGCCTACCTTCTTCGTGAAGCAATACCACAATCCCTTTCCAGGGGTTATGAGTAGTGCTCGGGGGTCATCTGTTCCACAAGTGGGACATTTGCCACGGAGTGTATCTTCATACGGTATAAGGGATAGTTCGAGGAAGTTTCTAGCGACCTCCTCAATCCCCACTGACAGCTTGAGTTGTTGGAAGTCCACCATTGTTTCTAAGCTCCTGTTAAAGATCGAGTATCCGATTTAACAGTACCATGTAGGGGGTGATAGCCGAGCCACCTCTGTGCATAACGCCTCGCTTTGATTGCGCCCTCCTTTTTGATAAATGAACCCAAATAGATAGACTTTCCGTGGTCTGATATGATCGCGATCCACCTGCGCTTGCTTTTTTTAAACGAGACACCAAGAACACCAGATTTATTTCTCCGCCCAATTCTCGTGTTCCGAGTATTTTCTGCTTGAGTCACAAGACGAAGATTCGATATGCGATTGTTGCTTCTAACTCCATCAATATGATCTATAACTAAATCAGCAGGCGGTTCGTACCCGTGTACAATAGCCCATATAACTCTGTGTGCAGAAAATAGGCGTCCGTTAATCCGAAGCTGTATTGTTCCGAGATTGGAAAGGCTCCCGGCAGCGTCTCCAATTTTGATTCTGTTTGAGTTTCTTTTTTTCCAGTAAAGTAAACCTGTCTCACCTGAATACGTAAAAGTATTCTTTAATTCTTCGTGTGATGGCATAGATACAAGAAGGGGTGTACCGCCTTGTAAGTAGTACACCTCCTCTGGTTACAAGGCTAATAATTTTCTACTTACTAATCATATCACCCTACGAGAACTTAAAAGGCTGATGTCCACTCCTCTGCCACTCAATCCCCAACATGTCCAGTACCTTAGGCGGATGGAATACACGGCCAAACTCAGTGAGGTGAGTCACCATCATGTAATTGCATCCTTTATCAAACTCCTGCTCAATCACGTTCAGGATACCAAGCTCTTTTGCCCTTGAAATTGTCACCACTAAAAGCAATGCACCGCACTCCACTCCGTAGCGTTTCTTATACAATCCATGGCCTATGATTTGCCGATACTGACGAATACTCCGCTTCCAACTCTTGCGATTAAAGTTATCGGAGAATGTAGCCTCCGTCCCCCTGTCAACCTCCAAAAATACCAGCAACTTTTTTCCACCGATTTCCAGCATGAACACTCCATCCGGAGAGACCTTATCACCCTCCACTTCAATATAGTTATTGGTCACAACCTCATGTTGGGGGATGTACGTGAGGCCAGCTTCTTTTGCATTTAGCTCAAAGGATGCGCTTATGCAGGAGAGCATCACCTGATGTTTGAATGAGCCGTTCGGTGAGGGGGCGTGTTTGTGGAGCAGTCCTTCACTGAGGAGCACCGCCCTAGACTTCTCATTCAGTTCATGGATGAGTTCGTTATACCGTGGGTCAATGGTTTCTTCCTGTTGCCATGGGCGGTCAATAAGCTTGAGCTCTTGATAGAGATGTTTCAGGCGCACCTGGCACACCTGAAAGCTCCTATGCGTGTCCTTCGTAGCATTGAAGAGGTACGATGTCGGAAGCCTGCCACCGTGGCGATGGAGAAATGAGAACCACGCAATGTCGCGAGAAAGCACGCGATGATTCGTACCCTCAGAGACACGCTTGAAGCGTGTTCGTCTTCCCAATGAGTCGTGCGTTGATTTCATACGAGCTTTTTATACTCGTATCATAGCATTGACAAGTTGGCGGAATGTGGGGGTATGGTCTGATATGGGGATTGCTGGCCCAATATGAGGACCAGCAATTTTTTCTCACGCTTTGTTAAAAGCTTCGATGTCATCCACTTCATCAGTAGGTGTGGGAGTCACTACAGGAATCTCTATGCAATATTTCGCCCTGTTCTCCGCTATCAGTTCCTTCAAGTCCACACGCTTCGGCTCTTTATCCAGTACACCCACTTGAACATGCCATTCAGTATTCTTTCCCGCCTTTATGTGTACAAGGAATTGAAGGCGCTTGAGTGACATCAGGTACTCAGCTACGTTCTTGTGCCGTGTGTACACATCAGGTAAATCACCTTGCAATGCCTTCGCATCTTTCGCACTGGTTCCCCCGATACACTTTATGGCAGTGTTGGTGATGAGAGAGTGTTCAATATCGGAAGGCACTTGTCCCAACGATTGGAACGCAAGCGTCAAACCTGTTTTATACTTTCGTGCTGTCTCCAGCAAGTTTGAGACTGTCTTATCGAGAATGGGAGCGCACTCGTCTATGTACAAAAATGTTGGCATAAGGTTCTCCGACGGGTCACGCTCTTGGACTGCCTGTGCAATGAGGGCAACCATGAAGCGAGAGAAGAAGGCGGAACCCTCTTCTTTCAAGAAACTTTTTGCGGTGTTGATGAGGATGATTGAACCATCATCAAGAAGTGTCCCCATATCCAAACGAGTTACTGGACTGCTAAACATTCTCTCCAAAGTTTGGTTCTCAAGGATGCCAAAAATGCGCCTGCGTATCTGTTCGCGCGTATCTGAAAACTCACGAGTGGTAAACTCAGTGGCAAAGAAGTTTTGCGCCGAGGCGGAGAGTTTTGCTATCTCCTCCCCGTACTTGAGCGTTCCATCTTTTCCAAGTATATCCATCAGAGTGAGAATGGTTGCATTCGGGATAATCATGCAAAGTCGTATGACGTACCGCAGAGCGACATCCTGCTTTCCGGTTAGTTGCGTATCAAGAAGTGAATTGAGTACGTAGGTGAGTAGTTCAATAACAGTATTGAGTCTGCGCTCACGCTCAAAGGGTGTGCCCTGACTGAGCTTAAAATCGAAGAGGCCAAGCGCCACAGGAAACTCAATATCAGTTGGATCAACTATCACAACACGCTGGCGTGGAATATCCAGCTTCATAATTTTATTTATCAAGTCACCCTGTGAATCAAATACAACTACTGAGCAAGGTTTGTATATATCTGACAGAATGAACTCACTCATGAGTTGCGTCTTGCCGTGACCTGCACCACCAAGGATCATCGTGTGTTCAAAGCGCGCAGTTAGTGGAATGTGGAAGGGTTCCTCTACTTCAGGTTCAGAAATAGGTACGGGAGTAGGTACGGGGGTAGTGTTTTCAAGCTCATCTCTTTTACGCTTGATTTCTTTTTCTTTGGCTTTAATAGCTAATTCTTGTTCAGCATGACGGAGTTCAGCTTTCTGAGCTTCTAGTTCTTTGAGTTTCTTGTTGTACTTATCTGGTATAGGTACATCAAAACTAGACCTAATTGAGTGAACAAAAACTATACCAGATAACATGCCTATAATAATTACAGTCGCCAATATTAAAAAACCTGCTAAATACGGATTTTCCATCCAAAATGGGTCATCGTTGTAGTACTCGTATCTGACCAATGAGTATCCAGCGATGAATGCCATCAAACCAATAAGAAAATTGTGCCATTTGGTTTCATACACATCCCTCTGACACAGATAAGTCTTGTACTCAATGAAAGCGCCGAGTAAGAAAAATGGAATTGCAAAAAGAAAATCGCCGCGAATAATCTCAGATAAGTCATTCAATTTAGAACATACTCCCTATTCGTTTTTCTATTGTTTCCAAAGGCTGAGTACACTGAGAAGCGCACCGCTTGATGATTCGCAGTCCCTGCCCCGTTTCTGGTCGTTCGTTCGGATACATCAATAGTACGTGAGGAGCACCATCTATACTGGCAGTCGCATAACCATGCCGTTGCTCAAAGAGCTTATAGTGGTCATTGGTGAGGTTGAACTCTGGCTCCAATTCCTTCGCATCCTTCACGCTGGTTTTGAAAGCCACAATCTGCCCAACTGTCCCGAGTATAAATGACTGAAAGTCCTTTTTGAATTGGTCTAGAAACTGTATTGAGAGTTGCGTATGGACCGATGGACAGGAAGCGAGGACCTTTCCCAGGATGGCAGAGCCAAACCGGTGAGCACCATCAATGTATAGATTGGTACTGAGCCCCTCTACCCCTTCCACATAAAGCTGAGCAAGAATAAGTGCACCTAACAGGCTGGAGTTTTCACTCCCCAGCTCACCCTCCGCCAAAGACACAAGGACAATCTTGTCTTTAAGGACCAACTTATTTGTCTTTTGTCCTAGACAATTACGGACAAGAGGTTCAAACATAAAAGCCCTGAGCTTATTGAGAGTGCTGGCTGTGTCCTGTCTCTTTTCCTTCGGGCTCAATGTCTCATAGTCCACCCAGAAGTCTTTGAGGATTGGGTCATGTACCTGTACTGAGTCCCTGTACTGACTGTCTGTGAGGAGTGTCTTTAAATGCAGCATGGTACTGCCTTCGGTACCGAGTAGAGTCTGAATCCCTCCCCTCACATACTGGTCTAAATTGGGCGTAGGCGTGCGTTCGTAGCCCCAGATACCTTTGAGCGTTTCCAGTATGGTAGAGGCCAGCAAGGGGGCGTTTTGCGCGTTGTGGAGGATGTTAAAAGCGAAGGGCTGAGTCTTTGGATTGAAGTACAGCACATCTATCTGGCGGTCCTTCGGGATTTTTTCCAGTATCTCCGCGACACAATTCCCAATTGGGTCAATGAATACAACAGATTCACCGTTGTATATGTCATCGAGTGCAAGTCGGATAAGCGAATCAGAAAGTTCCGGCTGTCGCTTGCCAATAAAAAGCGTACTGCGTTTCTCAGTATTGAACGGTAATGTTTCTGTAAGGTGATTGTAGTGTCCTAATTCCAT